GGCACCCGGTGGCCCACAAGAATGTCCTCTACTTCGAGTGCAGTAATCGGCACGAGTATGGGATCTTCAATCGTCCGGAAGACAACATCTGTAAGGTATGTGGGAATAAACTTATCATTCATCCTAGAGGTTCTCGAATATTTAGGTTCGCGGCCGAGACTCTTCCTCAGGATAAGGATACGGTAGGCTCAGATGGGGAGGGGCAATCGAAGGAAATCAAGAACTCGACATACCCAGAATTTAAAAAATGGGTCCCTCGGTTCTTGATCAGGAAGGATATTTCTTTTCGTGTCCCCTCGATGACAATCTTAGACCCCAATGGTGGGTGTATGTTTGGTGATCTTTATTATCCACCTGAAGAAATTATCGTCGAGTTCGTATCGTACAATCAACAGGTTCAGGCTGGGGCGGGAGTTCAACGTCTTTCAGTTTGGTGTGACGAGGAGCCACCTCATGATTTCTACGAGGAACAGCTTCCCCGACTGTTGGCTGAGAATGGAGACTTTATCATAAGCCTTACCCCAGCGAATCGCATTACTTGGACGTATGACGAGCTCTTTGAAAAGGCTTCTCTTTACCTCCGAACTAAGAGCATCGTAGATTTCTATAAGAAAAATGAAAATCGGGATGTGAAACGGATTGAACGAAATGACAGCCCTCATGATATCGCAGTGGTTCAGGCAGCGACGGATGACAACCCGACTCTTAGGCCGGATGTCATTAACGAACTCTTTGATGCCGTAGATGACCCCGATGCTTTGGCCATCAGACGTTACGGAATTTTTAAACAGACCACGGGCCGGATCTTTAAAGACTTCGCGTACCCGACTCATTGTATCGACCCCTTCAGGCATTTCCCGGATGGGCGAATGTTCGGGGATTGGGTCTTGGCCAGATTGGTAGACTATCATGAGTCGATTCCTTGGGCAATTATCTGGGTTGCTCTGTCTCCTCATGACGAGGCTTTTGTGTATGACGAATGGAACCCATCCCCCGAGAAATATGTGAATATAACCATTGCCGAGGAGGTGGCTTCGAGAAGTGAACAGTATCGCTTTATCATGAATCTCTTTGACCCCCTGGCAGCTAAGGTACAGACGAACACCGGGATAAGTACCATTGAAGATTTCAATCGGCTATTCTATCAATTGAAGCATGAGGGAATAGGGTCAGGGGGATTCTGGCAACCATGGGATACCAAGAGTACCCGTGGACGAGATGCAATTAGAATGCGCTTGAAGAATGCGTCTAAGGTGGGTGTTCCATTTAACAATACAATTATCAAAGAGGGGGTGAAGACGTATCTGCCAACCTTATGGATCTGGAACAATTGCCGAGAGATGTCACGTTCTCTGAAACAGTGGAGATTGGATGAATGGGCTAATTCCAGGAGTGCCGGGTTACACGAGAAGAAAGAAACTCCCGGGGATAAGTACTCACACTTCTGTACCGCGCTTGAGGCCGCCTTCAAGGACCAAAGATTTAGAGCTCGGCAAATGAATTGGAATTCAAGTGGGGGGCAAAGATCTGACCACCGCTTTCAGGGGAGGGGATGATGCCTCTGTACCAATTCATTTGCCAAGGATGTTTGACTCCTTATGAAGTCTTTATGAAGTTAGCAAAAGCCGAGAAGAAGATACGATGTCCAGAGTGTAAAAAGATTTTGAAGAAGATCATACTTCCCGTAAGATTTAAGGTGAACTGAAAATGCCGAAATACGACGAAAAAGTAGAAGCTCGAATTGCTCGGTATGTTGTGGATCTAGAGTACACCACTGCCAAGACCAATCGATCCCCAAAGGTGGACGAGTTCAGATCCTATCTGGACATGTTTGATGCCGTCAGAAGCGAGAAGGATTACGACTGGCAGAGTGATATCTTCATCCCCGAGTTCCCAGTTCACATGCTGACTCAATCGGCCTTGGATGTGAGCCAATACTTTGTCACCCGAGACTTTGTGGAAGTGTATATTCAAGATTCATCCGAGGAGGCAAAGGCAGCCGCTCAGGCGGCGAAGGAATGTATAAACAGAACTCTTAATCAACGCGAGCTGTATCATTATCCCAAGTTCGTGCGATCAAAACTTATAAATCACCTTCTGGGCGAGGTTTGGGTTCATTGCTGGTGGGAGCAGAAACTGGAGCAACAGCAGACGGGGGAGAAACAAGTTGAGGTTCCCTTGGATGTTGATATCTACGGGCAGGCCTTAACTAATGAGTTACAGGTCCCCGCCACCCGTCAAGAGATTCAGCCCGTGTTAGAGGATGTTCCTGTTGTTGATCGTTTTGGGTACGAGGTAATGGACCCCCGTAATGTCTTCACCGACTCCGGGTATGCTTACTCTGCACAGCAGAAGAAGTTTGTCATTTTGAGATCAGAACAGACTCTTGAGGAATTGAAGGAGAAATCAAAGTTATTTGGGTATTTCAATCTAGAGGATCTGGAGAAGATAAAGCCAGATGCCGAGAATGAAACTAAATCCGAGACCATTGAAGATGACGGAGAACAGTCTACCATCCCTGAAGCGGTATCTGGGGAGGCGTATGAAGTTTTGATGAGATTTGGGAAGTACCCATTTATGCCCGATGGTAGCCCTGGGATTGGAGATGATGGGAAGATTACCCCCGGGTCAAAACTTGAAGAGGGGGTAATTACTGTAGCTTTCTCGAGGAGTACAAAAGTTCTTATCGGGTTTCATCGATCACCTTACAAAGATGCCAATGGTCAAAGGTATCGTCCCCTTATCAGAGGACTTTGTTACATTCATCCGACTCGAGATGCGGGAGTAGGTGACGGGAAGTATGCTCGAGAATTACAGGTCGGGGTTAATGACACATTCAACCTGAGTAATGATCGTACCAGATTGGCCACCATGCCTACCTTGAAAGGCCGGAAGTATGTGACGGATGAGACTGATTCCATTTACTTTGAGCCAGGGCATATGATGGAGTTGGAGAACCCTGATGATGTTACCGAGTTTCAGATTCAAGATAACATTCAAGGGGCCCTACAACAGTTAGGATTCCTATCTACCAAGTTACAGGAGACAGATGCCGTATACCCCACAACAATGGGCCGACTCCCAGAACAGGCTAGTACCACTGCCACCGCGGTGGTGGAGGCGGGTGGTAAATCCAGTACAAGGACTCAATATAAGTCACTCACTTTTGAATATACATTTCTCACCGAGTTGTATTGGATGATTCTTCAGATGACTTATGCGTTTGCAAAGCCAGAGACTGGGCACCAACTGATGGGAGATAAGGTATTTGATTTTGACCCAACGTTGGATTATTTCTATAAGCCAGTGTCACAAGCTATTGAAACTGATATGTCTAAGAATGCCAAGATTCAGAGGTGGACGAACATTCTTGGACAGATTGTAAATATTGGACATCCAGATGCCGTGAAGATGGTAAATTTCATTTTCTTGGAAATTGTAAAGCTGATGGGACATGAACATGAAGCTGGACTGGCCACGATGCTAGCCCCAGGGCAGCCTCTGAATGCCAAGTACCAAGAGCAGGGGCCGGGTGGATCTCCAGTAAGTAATCAAAACCGTATCCCGATGAGTGGGCAAGAACAAGTTATGAGGGAGGCTGCTAGTGGATAGACAACTAACTCTTGAGGATTTAGAGAAATATAAGTTGAAGCACGGATCCAAGCAAGCTCTCCGGGTCTTGTCAGTACTCGGGAAGAATGCTGGTTTTGTTCAGGCGGTAAGGACTGAGCTTGGGCAACTTATCATGCAGGACTTGATTGTGAGAATGGAGGTGATACTGGAAAAGATTATAGACAATACGGTGAAGGAGGAGGAAAGAATCGAATACAAGCTATCTCGAGATTTACTTGATAAGTGGACGGCTCGTATATTGACTTATGAACGCGAGCTAAATAAACTAAAAGGAGGGTAACTTAATGGTGGATGAAGACAAAGGAACTCCGAACCCGGACGAGTCAGGTGCTGGAGATAAACCAGCGGACCAAGCTCCTCCCGGAGAGGACGGCGCGGGAAAAGGAAAACTACCAGAGGATCACGAAGAACGATCTATGCTGGGGCGAAGAGTTAGTAGGATGGAAAAAGGTTTTACCAGTTTCATGGACGAGATGAGGGCTTCAATCGGGCAACTTACGGCTCGACGCGAAGAACCACCTCCTCGAAAAGCTAATGATGAGGAGGACACGATCCCCTTGACTAAGAAGGATCTCCGAGAATTTATCCGGGCCGAGCAAGGGGAGACGGATCGTGAAAGAGCAAACTATCAATCTAGCTATACCAAGGCCCTGGCGACATTAGGTATTGATTTGGATGATGCCGAGCACGAGGAAATACTTACCGAGCTCGTTAACAATCCTCAAATCAACGTCAGACGTGTCGGTGATCCTAAGACTGATGCCGAGATTAACTTCGAGAGGGCTCAGAATATAGTACTCCGAAAGCGGATGGCTGGAAAAGGGAAGAAGTTCCCCCTTAGGGGGGGAAGTCCTGAAGGACCCCTTGGAGGCTCCTCTGGAGGAGAAGAACATCCGGACGACCAAACCCACGTGGTCAAGCTGGACGCTTCCGCCGCTGACTTTGTCAGCCGCGTGGGGTGGGACAAAAAGAAAGTGGGGACAGTTCTTCAGGGCGAAACTCCGTTGGCACTGAGAGGTAAGATGACTTAATGGCTAGACGATCCTACTACACCCGCCTTCGCTCACGTCCTCTTCCCAAGCGCTCGAGAACTATTCCAGTGCCTGGGAATTCAGAACGTGGTGATGGAGAGGATGATGGTCGGTATTACAGATGTTGGAATTGTGGTTTTATTTGTGATTCGGATCGAGATGCCTTGGGTGATGATCGTAGCCTGAATGGGTTATCTTATTCAGTGCAGGAGAGCGTTGGTTCAAGTGAAGAGAATTCGTTGATTATACTTGCCAATTTAAGATCCGGTCATGTTATTCCCAAAGCCGGGGCAGATGGTACCGCTGCTGTAATCAGATTGCCGTACTACCCCTCGAGTGCTACGGGGTGTTCATTCTGCGGAACTCTTAATTGGCGCGGAGATTTTTAACTTTTATCATTGAGGAGGATTAATTATGGGATTTCGAGTTGTTGATCCTAACCCTCAAGTAGTCTGGGTTCCAGTTGACAATGCGGACACCTTGTATGAGGGCCAGATCGTAACAGCCGGTGGTGATGGGATGCTCCCTATTACGGCTGCATCTGGTGCCGCTGATACTTCTGGCAAGTTAGTACCAATGGGTATTGTTATAGGGGGGAATGATAAAAACCCTGTTTTTAACTCTACCTATAAGGGGCTTTCTATTGCACAGGCAACTGCGCAAGCTGCTCAATTGGCGAGAGACTGGTTCGGGGTTGAGGGAATGTTTCCTAAGGGAGATCCTCAGGCATTTGCGAGGGTGGCTCTGATTGGGCCGAATACCTTGATTGAGGGTCCAATTTTCAACGCGGCTTATGGTACGGCACTGACAGCATATGCTGAAACTACGGGTTCGGTTGATGGGGCGACCGTCACAACCGCCGCTATTGGCTTTACACCCGTGGCTGACTTGGTTACGATATATTGCCGTACTGGGGCAAATATGGGCTTGTATCGTATCACTAAGGATACCAGCACTACGGTACACGAGATGGATGTGGTTTTTCCGTATGATGTTGCAATTGGTGATACATTTATTCTTGCCCCCATGCGGTTCTTTGGCCCCTCGTATGTGCAGTTCGACGGAGAATCGACATACATCGAGGGAGGATCAAGCGCAAGCTTGGCAACCAACTATTACATCTTAGACATCATTCGTTTGGATCTGAGAGAGTCTGGAAAAGAACGGGCTGTCTTCAGATTCAATATGGATCATTTCTGCAAAGCCAGAGCATAGGAAGGAGGAGAGAATATGCCTAGTTCACCTTTGGATTCTGCACAGTTCGTACGCCTCCTCGATGCTCGTCTTCGGGAGGTGGCCGAGGGAAAGTATAAGAGTCTTCCCTCAATGATTCCAACCTTTTACCGGATGGTAGATTCCGACTCAGCTTGGGAAGAGTTCTACTCAGTTGGGGCTGTTCCCGATATCCCGGAGTTCAATGGGAAGTTGGAATACCTGGGCATCGCCCCGGGGTTTCATACCAAGATTGAACCCAAGGAGTACGCTGGTGGTCTTCAGTTCGAGAGGAAACTCATCGACGACAAGAAGTATGCCGTCCTTGACAATCGAACCGAGGGGCTTATGGAGTCTGCTCATCGTACCCAAGAAAAGCTGGGGGTTCGCCCCTTCGCTTATGCCTTCTCATCTGCGTATGATTTTATGACCAGTGAGGAGGGCGTGGCTCTTTGTTCGTCTTCACACTCAACCAAGTCAGGGACTTCAACTTCCTCTGGCTTTGACAATGCGGGTTCAACCGCATTCAGCAAGACCGGGGTGGCCGCCACTCGGCTTCTCATGAGAAAGTTCAGAAATGATATCTCGGAGAGGATCGAAATCGGTGACGATCTGGCCTTGGTGGTTCCTGACAACCTGGCTGATGCGGCTTATGAGCTGGTTCAAACCCCGAAGTCGTACAATACCGCAGAGGGGAATGTCAACAGGGAGTTCGGCCGATATGAGGTGATTCCTTATCTCCGCCTGGACGACTATGATACCAACAACTGGTTCATGACCTGGAAGTCCCAGATGAAGAAAGACCTCATTTGGATTACCAGGATTAAGCCGGAGCCCAAGAACACAGTGGACTTCGAAACGTACATCTGGAAGACAGCAGTTTATTTCAGATGCGCGTACGGGTTCATCGACTGGCGCTTCATCTACGGACACGAAGTTTCATAACCTTTAACCTGGCCCCTTCGGGGGCCAGCTACTAGGGAGTAACATATGACAGTGCGGGGCCGGTCTATCTATCATTGTCATGGAGCTAACAAAGGAAAGAAACTCCGGACATATAAGACAGCTGCCAAAGCCAAGGCGGCCCATCGTGCTATCATGAGTAAGAAGAAACGTAAGAAATAAAGGAGGAAGTTTTTATGGCGTTGAAGGATGTAGAATTTTTTGGAACGGAAGACCGAAGACTCGGGAGAAAGGATGAACCCATCGTTTCAGAGTACCCTTCCTGGTATTTCAAAGTGGCCATGGAAGAGCTGAAAGAATCGATCGATCGGAAGAAAAGGGCCTTGGAGTCTGGGAACATTCCTCGATCAGAGATTCCTTATGCCGAGGAAGAACTTAAGCGAGAGTCCAAAAAGATGAAACAGATCATCTCCAGCGTTCCAAAACTTAATGGGGCTGATAAGGACTCTATGGCAAAGATTTACAAGAAACTTAAATCTGCCATCGGCGAAAGTTTGTTTACCAGCTACCAAATGAAAAAGGGTCTGGCCGATGCGCATGAGGAAGCTCGGAGAATGATTGAACCAATTATTGACTTCAAAGAAGAGGCCGAAGTCATGATAGCCTCGAAGATGGGGATCACCCCTCGAGAAGGGAGGATCAGCCGGAATGAGGCCTCGAGGGTTTTCAAAATCATCGGGCGGTTGATTGATGAACCCAGCAATGTGGAGGTTCTACGTCGAGAGGGATTCGGTGGTGTTCGACAGGCTGAGGTCCCCTTGGAGGAAATGAGATGAGCGGAAAGTCTATGCTGTACGAGCTGAGGCGGTTGTTATCTGAGCATTCATCTTCAGCGTTCTTTACTAACTACCTCAGCTATCGCTTCCTGTGGGAAGCTGCAATTGAGCTGGGGGTTCGATCGGGTTTCCCCCGAGGTACGGCTTCATTAACAACTGTGGCATCTCAGGCAGCATACGACTTACCCCCTTCATTTGCAGGGCTGTATCAACGAAATAAAGACAATCAGTACTTTGTCATCTACAATGACGGCACTCGGAATTACTTCACACCCATTCGTGAATATGATGAGATAGTGTTGATGGACCAATCGGCCGAGACAGCTGACATACCGTCTCATTTTTCATTGAAGCCTAAGGAGACAGCAGAGACCCAAGTCACTGGGGTGGCCAGTGCCAACGGGGCAGCTTCAGCGGGAGAATGTACTCTAACGGTAGCAGCCGCAGCATTTAGCAATGTTAATCCCGGAGATTCAGTCGAGAATAGTACTGATGGGGCCTCGGGGATAGTGCTAGAAAGAACATCGAATTTGGCATTGAAGACAGCTCTGTTTGAGGGGTCGGGTAATGATTGGGCTACCAATGATGCCTTCGTTATTCAGCCCAATCCCCGGATGCAATTAGTACTGAATCCTCCCCCCACCACGGCTGGGCATACTGTCTCAGTTCCCTACGTTAAGGTACCTGATCCGGTGTTCTCCGAAAACAGAGTTTACATGTTTCCCTTTGTTCATGAACCTCTGTTGACCAAATACGCGGCTTGGTTGTACAAATACAAAGATTCAGATCCTAACTATGGGGATAAGTGGTACATGGCTTTTGATACGGGGGCAAAGAAAATTATCAACCGTGTTTCAGATGGGCTCAAGTCAAAGCAGATTAAAGTAAACTTTAAGGCACGAAGGTAATGGTTGAATCACTCAAAGTTTTAGAGACTAAGTTTGACGGACGCTGGATCTCGGCATTAAATCCCGCGGCCATTGGGTCTAACTTTCAGACTCTGACAAACATGCGTTACCGAGATGGCCATCCTCAAGCCATAAGTGGAATGTCTAAGATCAATTCGGCTCTGCTTCCAAGGCCCAACATCTCGGCACTTTTTCACTATCTTAAGGATGACCCTGCGGAATCCCACATTATTGCTCAAGCTTGGAATGCGGCTTATGATGCCTCGGCTTTATATGAACTTACTACCTCACCCCCGGGGACAGGGGCATTTGACGCCACGGCTATTTATACCGAGGGCTCGGGGGCTGGTACCGGATTCTTCTCAGATGCTCCCGCTGGCCTAATGGCCTATTGTAATCAGTTAGCTGTTTGTATCTGGCCAGGGACTGAGGGAAGAATAGGGGGGTACATCAACTACGCCCCCGATGGTACATTCAATTACAATTACACCGAGGAAGTTCAAAACTCGATTCAAGATAGTGGATTCACAGCGGTACTGAAGAGGGTAACTGAAAGTCTTGACGCTGACACTATTACTCTTCTGCACTTTGACAACAATCTAACTGACTCCTCATCGGGGGTATTGGTTTGGACGGCTACAGGGGCAGTCAGTTACTCGAACTCAGTCTATGTATTCGCCACTCATTCTATTGTGTTTGCCGGGGCCACACGTCTTACTACCCCAGATATAGCAGCGTTTGATTTTAGCGGTGGTAATTTTTCAATCGAGGCTCGGATTCGAGTTACATCTTTGGCTGGAATTCGCCCAGTCTACTTTCACTCTACTGATGCCAACAATTTATTGAAGATATGGGTTACTGCAGATGGGGCCTTAAATGCTCAAGTTAACCAGGCCTCGACCCCAGTGAATTTAGTTACTCCTACGGGAACAATTGTCGTCGATACTTGGTATCATATAGAACTTGATGAATCTGGGAATAACTATTACCTCTTCGTCAACGGTCAGTTGAAGGCTTATGCCTCCAGTGCAGTTCGTCCAGTTGACTATACTGGGACTCCTACATTGGCATATGATGGAACAAACTACTTTGTTGGAAACATGGATGAAGTCAGAATCTCTAAAGTAACTCGACGAACCTCTGATTTTGAATTGCCATTGGATGAATATAGTGGGACTACTTCTTATCGGACTTAT